CTGAACCGCAGGGTGCGGTGAAAACCCCTGCGAAACCGAAGTCCACATCCAATGCGCCTCCACCGCCAAGCCGTGTTCCGGCCGGCGGTCGACGCGATGCCCGCGACGTCCAGGACCCGAACATGGGCATGGACGAATTCGCGCGACAGCATCGGGAGGCGAAAGCCGCCGCACGCGAAGCTTCTCGTAAGCAACGCATGGGGCGCTGATCGCATAACAACAGGTAACAAATGGCTAATTCACTGATTGCAGCTCAATGGGTGGCGCGGAAGGCTCTGGTCCTTCTCCACGCAAAGAGCAACTTCACGGGTCGCACGAACCGTGACTATCAGAGCCTGCTGCCGGGACCCATCAATGGGGTGATCCTTGGCCAGCAGCTCTCGATTCGTCTGCCCTTCCAGTACGTCGGTCGTACTGGTCCGTCGATGAATGCGCAGAACAGCGTGCAGCGTTTCGCGACGCTGAACGTGAACAACCAGGCTGGCGTTGACATCAACTTCACCTCGGTCGAGCGCGCGATGCTGCTGAACAACTTCGAAGAGCAGGTGCTTGAGCCTGCGGTTGCGAAGGTGGCGTCGATCATCGAGGTGGCGACGACTGCCGTTGTCAACAGCGTTCCGAAGTACACGGGTGCGTACAACACCACGGAGACCTTCAACCAGCTGCTGGCCAACGAGCGGTATCTGACGGAGACCCTGGCGCCGGAAGGCGACAAGCGGACGTTCCATGCCACGCCGCAAGCGTCGCAGTATTTCGTCCAGGACAACAAGGGTCTGTTCAATCCCGAGAGCACGGTGTCCGACCAGTGGCTTGAGGGTGTGATCGCTGACAAGGCGGCCGGATACATCTGCTTCCGTAACACGAAGCTGCCGACCCACCTTATCGGCACCCTCGGCACCACGTCCACCCCGGTGGTGAACGGCGCAGGACAGAGCAACAGCGGCGCGGGTAACGCGTTCGTGAGCACGTTCACGCTGAACACCAACGGCTGGCAGTCCGGCGCTACCACGCTGAACGCTGGTGACGTGATCTCGATTGCGAACGTCAATGACGTCGATCCGGAGTCGAAAGTCTCCCTCGGCCGTCTGAAGCAGTTCGTGGTCACTTCGACGATCAGCGACACGGCTGGCGCGATCTCCATTCCGCTCGCTCCCGGTATCATCACCGGCGGCGCGTATCAGAATGTGGATAGCGTTCCGGCCACCGGTGCCGCGATCCTCGTGTTCGGTCAGACTGGTTCGGCGGCCCTCAGTGCCGCGTCGGGTCAGCTGATCAAGCAGTCTCTCGGCTGGTACCGCGATGCGGTGGTGTTTGCCAATCCTCCGATGCTCGACCTGTCGCCCCTCGTCAAGATGACGGCGGCAGAGAGCTTCGAGGGTTACAACATCCGCTTTGCGCAGCAGTGGGACCCCAGCAACGACGTGCTTCCGGCGCGTCTGGATGTGATCTACGGCTTCGTGCTCGCTTATCCCGAGCTGGCTGTCCGTCTGATTGCGACCCCGGCCTGATAACTGAAAGAGGCGTACACAAATGTCTAACATTCAGCTGGGCTATGGTCACGGCGACGTTCTGGCTCTGCCGTTCGATTACTATTCGAGCGTCGGTGGAGGTACCCTGGCAACGGGGCAGACCTTCAACATGCAGACCGGAAAGTTGGTGTTTCATCTGGCGGCGACGATTGCGACGGCGGTTGTGAACCTGCCGCTCAATCCGCCGGATGGCGCGGATGCGGAGATTTCCAATTCCGTGAACACCTTCAACGTCACCGGCTTGACGGTCAATGCCAACACCGGCGATTCAATCGTCGGCACGGCGGCGTCGTCACTCAACTCCGGTATCACTGTGCGGTACAAGTACTCGCTCCTTGGTGACATCACCAAGGGCGTACAGCCGCGCACGTGGGTCCGGGTGCTGTGATCCATAGGGTTTTCGCGCTGCCCTCACCCAGCGCGTAAAGGTGAACGCCGACCGATTTAACTTAGGCGTGACGCGGGGGAGAGACCCCGACCTAATTCTAAGAGGGCAGTGTGTCGCAAACGATTCAGCAGATCATAAACGAAGCGTACACGAAGCTCGGCATCGTAGCTGACGGCCGTGCGCCTAGCCCAACTCAGTCCGCGACCGGGCTGACGATTCTCAATGACAATCTTCTCACGCAGCAGCGTGACGGCTGGCAGCTCGGGTGGTTCACACAGACCAACCTGGCAGCCACAGCCCCCCTGCGTGACGAGGATATTGGTGACGTGAAGCTGTGTCTAGTGTCATGGCTGTCGATCCACTACGGGCAGCCTATCCCAGGCTCGCCCGATCCGAACGACATGTCGTCGCTTTCGGCGCAGATTCGGGCGGCGTTTCGCCGGCTCAGCAAACGCTCACTGAGAGTGACTGAATCTGACTTAGGCGAGCTGTCTCGCGCTCAGAGCGGCCCGTGGGGCGGCCCCGGCTGGTACTGAGCTGATGGGCGCCCCCGAACCGGTCTCGCTGCCACTAGGCTCCTATACCACGCTCGACCCGCGCGCAAGCGGGAAGAGGCTGGTCGGGTGCATGGTCGAGTTCGCGGACCAGGACTCGCCGGCCGACGCGAAGTCGAAGATCAACCCGGCCTGGCTGCGCCGGATGGCCGGCATTCGGAACCTGACCGGCATCAACGACAATAGCGGGCTGCCGGTACGCGGCATGTGGGAAATGGCGGGCGTACAGTACGTCGTCATCGGCCAAAACTTGTACTCGATGAACCTGAATGCTATCAGCCAGTCAGGTAGTTTGGTCGGCCCGCTGAACACGTCGCAGATCACGGGCACCGGCTTTGTGCGCATGTGCGACAACGGCGCCTGCTTGCTGATTCTGCAGCCTGGCACGTCGAACGCCTGGACGTACCAGCCGAACTTCACGTCGGGTACCGCGTGGGCGCAGCTTACCTCGGCGTTTTTCACCACGCTCGGCGCGTTCGACGTTTGGTTCGTAGACTCGTACATGGTGTTCCTGGCGCTCAACGGTTTGACGTTCTTCAACGATGACGGCCGTATCGTGTCTGGCAACAACCAGATCACGTTCACGACCGCCGCATCGTTCTCGCGCGAGTTCGGTACCGACCTGTTTGTCGGCGGCGCCACGGACCATCGCGAAGTGATCCTGATAGGCACGCGCACGGCCGAGGGCTACATCAACTCCGGTAACCCGACCGGCTCACCGTTCGCCGCGGCGCCCGACAGTTTCATATCGCAGGGCTGCCATCCGCTCTGCGGCTACACGGTAGGGTTCCAAGACCAGACCGTCTTCTGGGTTGCGAACGACCTGACCGTGCGTCGTCGCAATGGACAGACGCCGATGCGCGTGTCGAACAGCGGCATCGAGCAGATTCTTCAGACTATCGCGTCACCCATCGGCAACGCCGGCAATCTGAGTGGCGCATACGCGCTGACGCCGACGGTATCCGGGCACCCGCTGTACATCATACAGCTGCCGAACGCGATCTCGCCCGAAGGGCTGCAGGGCCGCACGCTGTGCTACGACTGCCTGACGCAGAAGTGGTTCGAGCTGGCGTCCTTCGCTCCGTCGGGCTCGTTCAACCAGTTCGGGTCGCCGAGCGTGGTCTACAATGGCACTCCGCTGGGCGGCTGGCGCGCGCTGTGCTACTACAACGGGCTCGGCGGCCAGTTGATCGGCGATTCGCTGACGAGTCAGGTAGGCATTCTCGATCCGGCGATCTTCACGGAATTCGGCACGCCGCAGGTGTGCGAATTCACGATGCAGTCGTACTACAACCAGCACCAGCGGCTGGTGACGCGTCGGGTCGAGGTAGTGGTCACGCCGGGAGAGGGCGCGTCCATGACGGTGGCGCCAGTGATCGACATGCTGATGTCCACGGACGGGTTCACGTACGCGTCGTTCCAGGACCCGGTCAACCTCGGGTTGCCCGGACAGTTCGACAGCCGCGCTATATGGTGGAACCTCGGCCAAAGTCGCGACCTGTCGCTGCGGTTCCGGATCACTGATCCGACACCGACATTCGCGGTAGACGTGCAGGCAACGTTCGAACCAGGTACGAACTGATGGCGAATCCGCAACCGGTCAAGATGGGGATATCCTCCGGGGCGGTGCGCAACATCCCGAAGGAATGGGACTCCGGTTGGTTCCGTGCGTTCATCACGCACCACATGCAGAACATGGATATCCGGAACACGATTGCCGGTCCCGGCATCGTTATAACGGGTACCGAGCAGTTGCCGGGGACGATCTCCACGACCGCGCTGACGCCGAGCGCGAACGGGAACTACACGATCCCGACCCCTGTCAGCGGGGTCGCGCTGACGATTAACGGCGTGGCCGGTCAGCCGGCGTTGAGCCTGCTGGGCTCTGGACTTGACGTAGGCGCTGGGCTCACGGACCAGGGCGCCGGCACGATAAACGTATCGAACGGGTACTACATCAACGGCGTTCTGCAGAGCAAGTATGTAGTAGGGTACCATACAGCCGCGCAGCAGAATCGTGCTAGCACGATCACGCTCGCGGTGGACAACTACTTGAACTTCCCGGCGGTGCCGGCGGGCTCGTACCGTATTCGCGGCATGCTGCAGTTCAGCGGCTCGATCACGGGAACGCAGGGCGCGAAGTTTCAGGTCAACATAGCCGGTTCGGTTAGCGGACCGGTGAACATGGCGGTGCAGGGCGTCGTCAACGGCGCGGCGTTCCCGCCGGTACTCTTCACGGGTTCAGGCGCCGCGGTATCGCTCGCGACCATAAGTACCGCCACCTCGACCGACTTCATTCAGTTCGAGTTGGCGGTCACAACGACGACTCCCGGCGCGATAGGTTTGTGGTGGGCACAGAATTCCACGAGTGCGAATGCCACGCTTCTGGCGGCAAACGCGTACATGGATATTGAGCAACTTAACTAGAGGTGAGGACAATGCGATACGACACGACCACGTTCATCAAGAACATCAAGGGCGAGAATACCGAGAACGCGTTCGGCGATTTCATCGTCAACGTGCTGTTGAACGGCTTCAACGACAAGACGAGCGGGGAAGAGAAGACGAAGGCGTTCCAACTCGCGCTGCGCGTGCAGGCCGCGGTGGATGCTAGGAGTCACGTCAGCTTGACGCAGGACGAAGTCTCGCGGATCAAGAAGGCCGCCGAGCCGATCACGACGGTGCTATCACAGGGCCGCCTGACAGAGTACTTCGATAGCCCGCTGCCGGAATATAGGCCAGCGTAATGCGCGACGACGCCGCCCCGGCATGGGCACTGGAAATGACTCAGACGCTCGGAGAGATCAAGGGCAGTCTGACGGCACTGAACACGACGTTCACACAGCACGTCGTGGACGACAAGGTGCTCAGTGACCGTATCGGGGCGGTGGAGCGCAAGATGTCGTGGCAGGCCGGGGCCACGCGTGTGTGGAGTCTCGTCGCCAGTGCCGCGGCGTCCGTGGGCGGCGCGCTGCTGGTGCACATCTTCGAAAAGCACAAATGATTGCTGACCCGCGCATTGACCCGCGCCTGGCGGCCGACATTGACGCCGCCGAGGCCAACAAACTGGAAGCCTACCCAGACACGCTCGGCAACTGGACGATAGGGCGCGGCCATCTGCTGCCGCTACCGGCGCCGGGCAGGAGCTGGGCCGGCTTCACGATCCTGCCGGCGGTGTCTGACCGCTACTTTCTCGGGGACCTGCTCAGCGCGCTGGCGTTCGCCCAGAAGCTGCCCGAGTGGGTGAAGATGGACACGCAGTGCCGACAGAACGCGCTGGTCGAAGTCTGCTTCAACATGCGCGGGAAGTGGGAGAAGTTCCACGATGCGCGCGCCGCTGCTGAGGCGCAGAACTGGCCGGAAATGAAACAGCAGATGCTATACACAAACGGCCAGAAGACCCCGTGGTACACGGAAGTCGGGCAGCGTGCTGAGCGCATCACGGACTACTTCCTGACGGGGCAGTACCCGTGACCGTTCAGGACTCGCGCGACTGGTTTATTATCGGTGCGATTACGGCGGTGATCGCTACGTTGTGGCTGTACCTGTTTAAACACCCCGACATTTCGTCTTTCGTCACCGGCTGCACGACGTCCGTGTCGATCCTCGGGCTGTACCATTGGTTCGTGATATACGACGACAAGAAGCAGGACGCGCACTGATGTTCGCAACACTCGCTAAGCTGGTCCCGTTCCGCGATTACGTGTACGCCGCGCTCGTGGCCGCCGCCATCGTCTTCTGGTTCCACCACGATGCGGTCGAGCAGAAGAAGGGCGCCGCGCACGAGATCGCGGCGGTGCAGGCCGCGACCGCGAAGGTACAGGCCGCCGCCGAGGCGCAGATCAAGCAGAATGATTCGGAATACGCCAGCAACCTGGCGAAGGTGACGAGCGGCTATGAAGAAGAACTTAGTCTGGATGCTGGCCAGCATGACGCTGATCTGCAGCGGCTGCGCAACGCCGATACGAGTCACAGCAGTGCCCACCCCGCATTGGGTAGTGCCGGCCCCGCCCACGCGGGATCAGCCACAGGGACCGCGAGCACTGGCGGACTGGGAAAAGTACCTGCAGAGCTTGCCCTCGAACTCGCAGACGCCTTGAGACACGACGACGCTCAGCTGAAAGCGTGCTGGGCCGAGCGCGACGGGCTAACAGGAAAATAGAATGGCAAATGCAACTGGCGCTGCGCTGATGAACCCAGATGGCAGTATCAACTACGGCAATCTGATCAATTCGCTTGGCTCTCTCGGAGGCAGCGTAGCTGGCGGGGTAACGTCGAACAACGCCGCCGGTGCGCAGATTACTGGCACCGCCAACGCGACGACCAACACGAACGCCGGTAACACGGCCGTGCAGGGCATCTACAGCGGGCAGCGGGCGCTTGGCAACAACGCGTTCACGCAGCTCGGTAGCGCGCTAGGGCTGCCTGGTAGCACGGCGCTCAGCCCCGACTTTCTGTCGCAGATTCCTGGCTTCTCACAGGCCGTTAACCAGGGTACTCAGGCCGCGCAACGCATGATCGGCGCCGGGGGTAATCTCTACAACTCTGGTACGCCTGGGCTGGTCGGCAGCTACATTTCCAGCCAGGTTGCGCTTCCGGCGTATCAGAACTACGTGCAGAATCTACTGTCTACGGCGAACCTCGGCAACCAGGCGAATCAAGGGCTCGCCAGCGCGCAGATGCAGACGACCGGCAACCTTGCCAATGAATCGCAGACGATGGGCAACGAGAACGCCAGCGGCGTGGCCGGCGTCGGTGGCGCGGTCACGAACGGCGTCAATTCGCTGTTTGGGGGCTCAGGCTCCAGCGGGTCGGGCGCAGCCGGCAGCATTGTGAATCAGCTGCTAGGCATGCTGAAGGGTGGCGGTAGCAGCAGCGGCGGCTCGTATAGCGCGCCCGTTAGCCAGTATGACCAATATGGAAACTACATTGGCGCCGGCAGCTCGAATTACGGCGGCGCCTCATCGGCTCCCAGCACCGATCCGACGAGCCCGAATTATGACCCGCTCGCGACTCCGGGTAACGCATACACTAGCCCGGCGACGGATGGGTCGAATCCGTACGCGCCAACCACAACTCCTGATTACTCAGGTGTCGGTAGCATAGACTACGGTAGCAACGCAACCACCGGAGACTTTAATCTAACCGACCTGGGTTTTTAGGCGCGTCGTCAACGGGGGCCGCGACCCCTGGCGACGCTGGTATAGGCGGCAATCTCAATACCGATATTAGCGGCACGGCGCCGGTGGCGAATTTCGGCGCCACGGGCACGATGCCGACGATTGGTCAGGGGCTGAGCGCCGCTACTGACATATCGTCTATCATCGGGGCCATCAACAAGCCGTCGGTCGCTAGCGGCGTGGCCGCGGCGAGCGGCGCCGCTGGGCTCTACAATATCGGCGCGAAGGATCTTGGCGGATCGGTGCTTCCGTCGTCTGTCGGTGCCGGCATAGGAGCGGCTGGCGACGTCGCGGGGATCGTGAACGCGATCCAGAATCCGAACAACATCGGCGCGGATGTCAACGCTGGTGTCGATGCGTTGAAACTGTACGGGCTGGCATCTAGCCTCTTCGATAGCGGCGGCGCGGCTGCCGGCGCGGCTGCCGGCGCGGCTGCCGGTAGCGCAGCTAGCAGCATCGGGTCAACGGTAGGCACACTGGCCTCAGAATACGCGCCAGCTATTGGTATCGGCGTTCAGTTCGTGCAAGATGTGCTCGACTGGATCGGAACGGCCGGAAACGTCGGCTCTAGTGGCACGGGTCTAAGCGCCGCTGAAGAGCAGGCGCTCGGGCTCACGACGCCGACGATAAACGGGCAGGGCGGCGTAGCTTCTGGTAATCTAGGGTTCATGTACGGCAACAACACTGCCAGCGGGAGCGATGCTTTCCACGTGCTCGACCCGACCACCGGCACGTGGGGCGCTGGCATCGGTAAGGATCAATCGACGACGATTGAAAACGATGCGATGTCGGCGTTCTCGGCCCTCCAGACGGCGCAGGCTAACCAGGGCAACACGGCGTTGATGCCAAATATCGCCGCCATCCGCAGCGCAGTAGGTAACCCGTACGCGATGAACTCAGCTCCGGACATTTCATCCATTCCGGAAGTTGCGACCAACACGTACTACGATCAGTTGGCGCAGAGCGCGCTGGATCAGCTCAACACGCAGTACGGCGACAATGCGTGGGGCGGCATGACTCAGTCGCAATGGGACCAGGCGATTCTTGCCTTGGCCCCGAGCATAAATATCCCGGCGTAGAGGATCAGTTTAAATGGCAGATTTCCCAGTCCAGCCGATGCAGGACTACGGTGCGATGATCAACAGCTTCGGTCAAGGCCAGACCGCTATGGCGGCGCAGCGCGCGAATACCGGGCTCGTGCAGCAGCAGACCCAGCAAGCCGCGATGCAGAATCAGATCATGCAGGCGCGCATGCCGATGGTCATGCACATCATCAACGATTTCACCAACCAGACGGATCACAGCGGCGAGCAGCCAGCCGTGCCGTCGGACGATACGTCGTTGCCGGGGCAAGCCGCTCAGCCGGACCAGTCTGGTGTGGCGGCCCATACCACGAGCGCGCTGTCGGCAGAGAATATCGCGAAGATCGACGCCTCACTCGCGCAGAAGTTCTTCGTTGACCCGAAAGGCACCGAACAAGAGCAGCAGAATATCGCCAAGGGCACGTTCATCGACCCCGAGACGGGCAAGATGTACGCCACGATCCGCGACAACGCTGTCGGGTCGCGCGTCGCGCACTCTCAGTTTCACGCGAACAACCTCTACAACGCGTTTGACGCGGTAACTGAAGCGGCGCCTAGCGGTGCGCTTTACGCGCTCGACGCCGTCGCGCCTAACACCGCGGCTCAGATTCGCAAAGATTTCGCTGACCCGTCGGAGCAGGACGGCGCCGCGCGCGCCTTCGCTGCGCACGTGGCCGGCGCTACGCACATGTACACCGGGCGCAAGGCTGTAGCGCGCACTGACGGTACGTACGTCGATGAGCAGACCGGTAAGCCGGTGCCAGGCGTCGAGCGGTCCGGCTTATCGTTGGAGCAGTGGTCAGCGCTCGCGGAGAAAGGCTTGCAGCCGGTTGACGTGCACAACACTGACGGCTCTGTCACGCAAGTGCCGACATGGCAGTCACCGCAGTCCGGCAATGGCGCGCAGTCGCTGGCTGACTGGGTGTCCAAGGTTGCGCAGCGCGGCGGTGTCCCCGGCGCGCAGCCGACGGTAGGTGGCGGCGTGGGCGCGGCGACGAGAGCCACTATCGGGAAGGTTGCCGGCCAGGCGAAGCCGCCGGCCAATGCGCCCGCCGCGGCGCCCGCTGGGCCACCCTCGTCGCCGACAGCGGACCCGGTGCTCAGCGCCGCGCTGGCTGACAAGGCTTATCGCGATCCCGCGCTCGCACCCGGCAAAGCGAACAGCACGCCGTCCACTATTCAGAAGGGCACGCAGGACACCTACGTCGCGCAGCGCAAAGAGCTGCAGCAGAACGGCTCTGACTTAGCCACCGCGGCTTCCTCCGCGCTGACGAACTTTCAGGCCGCGCAGCGCATCCTGGGTGCGCCGGACGGATCGCACATCAACGCGATTCAAGGTCTGCCTGGCGCCATAGCGCACCGTCTCGCGTCCCTCGGATACGACACGGACACGGCGGACCATCGCGCGGAAGTGGCGAAGTACCTGACGCAGGCCGCGGTCGCGAACCTGAAGGAAACCTATGGCGGCAAGCCTGGCGTGTACGACGTCAAGGTAAACCTCGAAAAGGCGTTTCCGAATGTCGAGGATATGCCGTACGGCGCTCTTCAGGACCTGGTGAAGTCCCAGGTCGTGCAGGCGAACTACGTCAAGGACCTCGCCGGCCGTATCCCCGGTTACCTGAACGCCGGCAACACGCCGACGAGTTTCGCGGACTGGAACAACAAATACTTCCCGCGCTCGAAGGCGCTTGAGGAAGGCATGACCGGCGAAAAAGCCGGTGCGCTCAAATGGACCCCGGCACAGTTCAAGAAATACGCCGACACTCACTTTAGCGGCAATACCGCAAAGGCGACACAGTGGCTGCTGCAACACAAGTAGACGATACCGATATCAGCGCCATGCCGGCGCCCCCGGACGACGGCACCGACATTAGCGCGATGCCGGCCCCGCCGCCCGCGTCCGGGCCGCCTCCGAGCTTCAGCCCGGTAGCCAAGGCGCTCGATACAGCCAACCATTTCATGATGGGCGCCGTAGATGCCGCGGGTAATCTCGCGACCGGCGGCATCGTTGCGCCGATTGCCGGCGGCCTGAGCTATTACGGCACGCTGGCGGCTACTCGCGATCCGGACGCGGCGCGCGCGGTCGATGACGCCGTGCAGGACAAGACCACATGGGCGCCGCGCTCGGTGTACGGCAAAGACCTCGCCGAGGTTCCGTCCAAACTGATTGCCAAGGCGTACCATGCGGTGAACGGACCGGAAGCGTTGGCCAAGGTCAATGCGTGGGCGCGCTCGACTTTTGGTGACGAGTACGTCAGCCACGTGCTCAGGAACATGCAGTACGTCACCCCGTGGCTCGGGATGACGGCTGCCGCGGCCGGCGGCGGCGAAGCCGCGGCCAAGGCCACGGTAGGCGGCGCGGCGAAGGCGGCCGAGAAGCTGGCCACCCCGAACGCCAAGGCCGCGGCCACCGCGGCCAAGGTCGGCGAGACGGAAGCGGCTGCAGAAACGGCCAAACCGGCCGCGGAGCCCGCTACGGCAGCCGCTGCGCCGCCGGCCGCTCCCGCCGACACCATGCCAGAGGACGAACCCGGCCCGGCTCCAGCAGCCGCTGCAGCGCCTTCTGGCGCACAGCCCGGCAATGCGCCAGAACCGGCCACAGGATCGGCCAAACCGGCCACGCCAGCGCCCGCTGAGTCGTCAGTCCCTCCGGGGTCTGCCCCGGCCGCGGAAGCCTCACCAGCGGGCGCCGGCTCCCAGCAGGACAAGTTCATGGCCGCCTACGAGGCCGCCACCCAGCCGCACCCGACTGAGCCAGCCCAGCGCCGGCTCGGCGGCCTGTCCGTCGAGGCCGTCAAGGACCCCACGGACCCGGCGACGGCGCAT